CCCTTATTCTCTTCATGCTCACCCCCTATACTTCAGAACGTCTTTCAGCATCCACTCTGCGTAGTCTCTTCGCTTAATATCACCCTTCTCAATGCTTTCCTGTAGTATTTTCTGCCAACTGGGAATGCTATCTTTAATCCACCTGGTAAGAATATTATCTGCATGATTCATTTGGTCACCCCCTTATTGATCGGTCAAGCCTGTGACAGAGTGACAGAGTCACTTACTGGTTACTCTTTGGTTACTTCCTGGTGACTAGTCCGCCTCTAAAATTTTGAACCCCAATCCCGTGACACCGCCTATGCAAGCAGTCGCAACTTCCACCATTCCATAGTATAAGCCTATCATAGCGATACCAGTTAATCCGAGGATACTGACGAGGATCTGGGGACGAATTTTTCCCATCCAGTTCATTTTCTTCTCCTTTATTTATACGCCCCACCCAGGCTTATCTAACGCTCCGTAGGATGCCCGAGCCTATAATGTCGAAAGGAGATTGTAACGAGGAGAGTGACAACCCCGACGGAGCTAACACTAGGGGCGAGAATATTTTATTTTCCGAGCCTGAAGACTCCCAGTTTCTTCCCGAAACTACTCCATTCAGTCAACCCGATCTTCCCGTCAGAAAGCATCTGCCTGCAATAATCTGCAACATCCCTGCGTTCTTCTGGAGTGTCCAGCTGGCTGTAGATCCTGAAGATCAACTCAATCAACGCACGTTTCTCTGGAGGCAGAAACCTCAGCAATACCGCAATCATACTCGTCTCCTTTATTTCTCGATATTTCCAAGATTCGCCAGAGTTCTTGCCAGGCTCCTTCTTCGTCTGTCTGGCTGAATCTTGAGGACATTCTTATCAGCGGCATAATCGGTTTCCATGATGTAAAAGGTTCTGACATCATCCAGGGCGGGCGTTGCCGCACTGTTAGGAACCAGGTCTTGTATCCTGATGACTTCGCCGGCACGAACCCTCCATAGTGGAACCTCTTGCAATCTTCCACCAGAATCACCCGCAAGTGCTGAGTACACCCTGCCATCGATTGAAAAAGATTGTTGTTGACGAGGTAAGGATTTCTCCACCGCTGATGCGGCAGCGGCATCAGCTTGCGTGTTTGCATTGGATCCAGTGTTTAGTGATAACTTGAGTTCCCTTCGTGGGTATAATGCAAGGCTCGTCGCATCGGTTTGAGTTGTTCCCTCGGTTGTGCCAACAAATGGCAGGATAGCATTTCTTAATTGCACCGCAGACTGCTGTAATCTCAGGTCAGATAGATCCTCCAACCAGACATAGTAATCAACCTGGGTGACTGCACGTTTAAAGAAATAAGGTTTCCTCTCTTCCCATATCGCAAAGAACCAAATCGAACCATCGCTGTCAGACAAATCTGTCAGCTTGTTTACGATATCTTGCGGATATTCTTTCGTAGTAAAGTCTATCCCTGCAAGATCACGGCTAGAATCGTCTATGTTTGTTTGGTCGCTGTTTATGTCTGGACATTCATCATCTAAAACTTCTTTGATGATGTCGTGCATTTGATGCCCCGATCCTGAACTCCAATCCGTTCCGCCGCTGTCCGTGTAAAACTGATCCTTCATTGACCCCCAGTATCCATGCGCAGTGACTTTCAGGTTATGCCGTGCGGCAAGTATATTGAGTTCTATGTCTACGATCCTTCCCTCCCAGATGAGGATCTTGTCTTCATGGACTGTTATACGATTGAAATGATAACCACGCTTTCCTTCTCTGGATAAATAGTTCCACGCATAGCCCAGATCAGTTGCCAGGGTGAAAGTGCAGGAATGAAAACCGCCATTCAGGGCGGTTGAGAACTGCAACCCCTCAACCTTATCCGTCAGATCTTCAATCAACGTTGGACTGGATAGATCGTTATCGAATAACCGCACCTGGAGAGTTGGTTGCAATGGCATGTTATGCCCCCATTACGTGAAGGAATCGAGGGCGGTACGTGACAGATACCGTGAACGTATCGCCTTGGGTATAGTTGCCATTTTGCGCCAAGACGTAAACACGGGTTCCATCAGGATGAGCTTCGGAGCTGCGCCCCAATTGATTGTTCGGGAAGCTCTGAACGACGTCAGATGTATTAAGAAGATAGGCTCCCTTGACGTCGCTCATACTATCGAGGAGTACAACGTCAGCCGCATCGGTCTTTGAGATATAAGCCGACCCAAAGTCGACAGGCATCAAGAAAACAAAATCAGTCCACCATTGAATTTCCTGATCTTCTCGAATAGTTCTTTGCGTCGCCCAATGGTTGAATATCTTCAGCACCAGTGCGGCTTCGGTCTGGTTGTCTGGCGACGCTACGGGCGGAATGGTGATAGTGCCTAAGTCAATAATCTCAAAGTTGCTTGTTACATTCTCAGCAAGTGCCGCGGCTGTCAGCGCAACGAATGAAGTGGTGTCTGGGCTCGTGTCATCTAGTAACGTGAATCCGCCGTATGTATAAGACAATCCCCATTTGAAGTCTGACGCATTGACGCTAGTTGTAGCCGCTGATCCTGCGCCATTCTTTGCGGCTCCTGCGATCAACACTCTGAACGTACCTTTCGGCGGAGTTGCCATCGTGAATGAATGCAGGTGGTTTACATCGACCAAGGTATCAACATCGCCGCCACTAGCAAGAAGCTGAGAAACTCTCAGACTTCCGCCACTATAAGCCGCATCAGATGCCGTCGTATTACTTTCCACAATACCAACTTGCGGATGCGCTATTGTAGAAGCCGTACCATCCTCGCCTTCCAGAACCAGGGAATCGTACTGCCGTCCTGCATGTCTTGCTCCCGCCCATAGTTCGTCATGCGATTGACCTTCTGCGACTTTCACCTGGAGCAAGGCAGGAACGTCTCCGCCGACATCATGGATGTCGACGTAGTTAGTGGAAGCCTGGGCGGCGTCATCGTAATGGTTGGCTATTGCGTGACTGCTCGCCCAGGCGGAAGGCACGGCAGATGCCTGAACTGCTATGACGTTGTCGATGTATACCGTACCAGTTGCGGTATTATCGGTCGCCTCAAGGCGCAACCGTAAGACCATCGACGTCACTGACCCTGGTACCGTGTTGTTATTGCTCGTAAGCTTTACGAAGGATGAGGCGTTCACGGTGGTAGTCTCCACCGTGACATCGGTGCCAGTATTGTAATCCAATCCCATGACGACCTTGCAATTGCTCAAAGCGTCTACACGAACCCAACACTGGAAACTCCAAACTTCTCCTGCATCAACGTCGGCTAGGGTCTGGTGGCGTTCGATAATCTCGTCGTCATCGGATGAGGTCATAACTAACTTCAGAGATCCGTTGCCGTCTTTCTTGACCGAGGTATCTCTTGCACTGGTGCCATTACCAGTATGATTCTGAGTCCAGTCAGCAAGGGCAGTTCCTGCAACTTCGAAACCTGGATCAGCAACATAGTTCTCGATTGTTTCTTCAGCCCCATATGCAAACGGCTCGCACATAACGGTCAGGCTTGCGAGTATCACGGTGTTGATCTTGTTCGTGGCAGAAAACTCATTGCCGATACTCAGAGTTCCATCCATCACATAGAAGTCGACCTGGTTGGTTGCGCTCTCCCACTTCCTGCGCAGCTTGACCTGTGACCCGACGCCCGTTGTGGCGTACTCAGAGGCACGTTCTAGCAGTCCGTTGATCGCATTGATATTTGCTATCAGGTTGTCTCTGCTCGTACCGTTTATGCGTATCCCTACGGTGACGGCTCGGTTCTGATAAACCCTGGCGTGAAGGTCGCTACCGTGACGGAACAGGTTCCTCCCACCGACTGCTGTCCGCTTCCCAGGAACTGGGGCGGACAGCGATATAGCCGAATAATTCGTACCATCATTCAGGTCGATGGTTGTATCATCATTTAGTAATTGTAGCGTCCAAGCCAAAACGAATCCTCTCTAAACTATTCCAGTTGACAAAGTTATGTAAACAACCCCAAGTCCGATTCAGAACCTAAAGCATAAGCGTTAACCGCTTCTGCTCCTTCTGTGCTGTCGACGGATACAGACACCCCATCTACAAAGAACAGATTTCCTGCACCCTTTTCGAACTCATAGTATGCCTTGGTGGCTGATAATCTCTCAGCCTCAGTCATCCTTGAATACATATCTGCTGTTACACCCCATCTTCCGAGAAACCCCTCCACAAGTCCTTGCTGCGTAGAGTCTGCCCTTCCCCGACCGCTTCCTCCGCCCCATCTGCCTCCACCGCCACCCGC